TATGCGCAATAAAAATAATAACGAGTATGTGGGGCTGGCCAGGGCTGCGACTACCTTGGGTGGTTATGGCATTACCGACGCATATACCGCGACTCAGATTAATTCCTTTTTAGGTGAACGTGTTCTAAGGGATGGGATTACCTATGCCGGTTTTGCAAGTAATGACCCGAACACTCCCTACTTCAGAAGGGCTTCCGATAATGGTGTTTATGCTCTTCAACTTAAGCTCGGCTACACCCCTGTACGCCAGGGGGGAGGGAATGCTCAGGGCTCCAATCAGGTCATGCTGGGCTGGGCTACTGACGGCTCGGGTCTCAGGGCGCAAGTAGATGCTTTCGATTTGGGAACCATCTGGACTGATCACATCGGTAACGGGAGGGCAGTAGCTGCGCAGTCCACGGCCGGCACGGGCGCGGTTGGCTCCTATGCGCTCCTGCTTCTTGGCGGCGGTGGCGGCACCGGGCCTAGCTCTCTCGTGGCGGGGGTGAATTGCAGGTACGCCGCTTCGGATGGCAATGACTGGGGCGGTGCACCTGCTGGCACTTGGCGAATTATGGGTGGGGTCAGAAATACAGACGGCGCGAGCTCCGACTCTACAACTCTATGCTTGAGGGTTTCTTGAAATGATGAAAGTACTAAGTGCTCATACCCCTTGCTGGAATGACGTGGCGCATACAACGCTTAACCTGTATGTGACATTTGAAGATACCAAGGACTCTCTTGGCGAAATTATATTTACCGCCTCTCCAAATGACCCGGAATCTCATGGTCGGGACTTATTTGATCGTGCAGTGGCTTTGGAATTTGGTGATATCGCCGAGCCGGGGGGTGATGTGATTAAGAGCAATATGCTGCTACAACGCGCCGAGCTGACGGCTGTCGCCAACTCCGTGATCGAGAAGTTGCAGGCTGATGTGAATATCCTGCAGGACTCCGTGGAACTTGAAATTGCCACGGACAAGGAAATCGCCGCCTTGGCCACCAAGAAGGTCTCTCTGAGTGCCTGGAAAAAGTACCGGGTGCTGCTGTCGCGGGTGCAGGAGCAAGAGGGGTTTCCAACGGTTGTCGAGTGGCCCGAGACTCCCGGTGAGTGAGGTCAGCTTGCAGACGTTTGCGATTGAGGGCTTTCATCCATGCTGATTGCTGAACCCGCTTTGCGAACGCCATATCGATGAATAGCTGATTAATCGAAATACAACGCTTTCCGAGGCTCAGCTTTATGAGTTTCTGAATGGTATTCAGTCTTTACGTGACGGGTCCCACTCCCTGTTTTTCCAAATCCAGAAAGTCGTCCAGAGCCACCCGAATGATTGCCGGGATATTAGTGTTTTTATTAGGAATGATTTCTGATCTTTCTACCCAGATGTACTGGTTGAATCGTTTTTATCCGATGGCATTGCTGGGTGAAGGATGTTTCGTAGGTGCCAGCCCTGGTGGAGGGGAGTTGTCTGGGTAATACAGTCATATTCGCGGCAGAAGGTTAAATAATGGATTATCCGAATAGTGTTCCAAGTGTTGGCTTGGTAGATGGCCGATTTATCGATGAAAATGCCATTTCTGGTGTTCCAGGATCATTGATTCCTGCAGCATGGGGCAATGGTGTAACTCAAGAGATATTGGCGGTAGTAAAAAGCGCAGGAATAGCACCGGACGAGAACGATAACGCTCAGTTGCTGAAGGCATTGCAAGTTATTGTTAGTAAAGCAAGCCCGATGCTTTCAGTCGTGAAAAACATTGCAGTTTCCAGATCGCTGGGGGCTGACGAACTGGGTTTGCTACTCATCAATGGTGCGGCAGATACAGTGTCGATAACGCTTCCTCCCAGCAACGCAGGTTTAGGTGTGCGTGACGTTATTGTGCGTCGTGTGGACAACAGCGGTAACCGCTTGGTCGTGCAATGTTCGGGGACCGACAACATCAAGTTCCACACTCATTTGCGTTCTGCCGGTTATCCCTTCCTGGTGCTTATGGGGGCTGGTGATTGGTGGCACTTACGCAGTGATGGGAGCGGTAGTTGGTGGCCGGTCGGACGATTTGATGGCACCACTCTGGGACGGCCTGTGTTTGAAACTACGGTGGTTCTGGCTCCTGGTGGGTATGGTGCCTTGAATGGATCAACCCTGAAGCGTACAGAATGGCCCTGGTTGTGGGATCACGCCCAGCAGTCTGGAATGTTACGTCCTGAAAGTGACCGAGCTGGGGCTTGGTCTCCCGGGGATGGGGTTACTACTTTCCGGACACCCGAGGCGCGTGGTGAGTTTCTGCGGGTCTGGTCCGAGGACAATACAGTCGATTCCGGTCGTACTCCAGGTTCATGGCAGGCGGGGTCCCTGGTGCATGGGGATAATGGCATAGGAAACCACATCATATTTGCTACCGACATGCTTAATCAGAAAAAGCAACTGGGTTTCGATATTGGCTATTTGGCTGCATATCCGGGATGTACTGTTAAGTACATCTGGCCGGAGACCTCTACTGTGACACAACTACCTGATTCTGAATTGATGAATCACAGCGGCGTTGCTCGCCCCCGAAACATTGCTTATCCGGGGCGAATCAAGCTTATTTGAGGTTTTTATGGCTAATTATCTAATCAATCAAGTACAAGCCTTAGTGGGGCCGGTGACGTTTCCAGCTGTTCCCGGTCTCGGTGTGCAGTTACCGAGTAACGCGGTGGAGCTGCCTCATGAACTTCCGGAACCTGAAAGTGGTTGCGTATGGGCGTGGATAGATAATGCTCCAATACAGTTGCCTGATCGGCGCGGCGCGATCTACCACATGCAAACGGGCACATTGACGCAGTGGACAGAACTCGGGGAGTTACCTGTTGGTTTTACCGACAAGCCTTGGCCGGGTAAGCACTTTATATGGGTAGAGGGTGACTGGAAGCTGGATGAAGAGGCGAAATCTGCTGCTGAGAGCAAATGCACCCAGGCGGAGCGCGATAGTCGTTTACGTGAAGCGTCGTTACGCATCGCCCCACTTCAATACGCCCTTGAGCTGGGAGAGGCCACGTCCGAGGAGCAATCCGCCTTGCTGGAGTGGAAGCGCTATTGCGTTGCCTTGAACCGTATCGAGCAGCAGCCGGGCTATCCCTTTGAAGTTGAGTGGCCAGTGCTCAACCTTGAGGCCCCCCGCGGCCCGCTGAAAACACTGCGCTCCTTCTTCCGTAGTAAATGAATCCAAGTCAGGGAGAGACTAATGTCTGTGACCGAGGGACAACTCCTCAAGATCATGCCCAACGCCCGCTCCCAAGCGGGCGTTTTTGTTTCTGCGCTTAACACCGCCATGGCGCACCGCTATATCAACACGCCCAAGCGCATGGCCGCTTTCCTCGCTCAGGTCGGTCATGAGTCGGGGCAGTTGCGTTATGTGCGGGAGCTGGGCAATGACCAGTACCTGAGCAAATACGACACCGGCAGCCTGGCGGCCCGTCTGGGCAATACCCCGGAGGCCGATGGCGACGGCCAGAGATACCGTGGTCGTGGCCTGATCCAGGTCACCGGTCGTAGCAACTACCGACAATGCAGCCTCGGACTGTTCGGTGACGAGCGTTTGCTGGCGTTGCCGCAATTGCTGGAACAGCCGCAGTGGGCCGCCGAGTCGGCCGCCTGGTTCTGGCAGCAGAACGGCCTTAACGAGCTGGCCGACCGCGACCAGTTCAACAGCATCACCCGCCGGATCAACGGCGGCTTGAACGGGCTGGAGGATCGTCTGCAGCTCTGGGCGCGGGCGCGGGAGGTGTTATGCCAGCCTTCGGCCTGATGCTGCCGTCTTACCGGGCAATGGCTATCGCCGTGCTGCTGGCCATGGTGGCCAGCGTTGCCGGGACGCTGGCCTGGCAGGTCCAGGAGTGGCGTTTTGGCCGGCAACTGGCGGAGCAGGCCAGGCTGCACGGTGAAGCGCTGAATCAACTGAACCTGGCGGCTGCTGCCCGGCAGCGGGACGAACAGGACAAACGCCTGGCCCTGGAGCAACAGCTGCAAGCCAGCGACCAAACCCACTATCGAGCCTTGAGCGATGCCCAACGTGATCAAGGTCGCCTGCGCGACCGTCTTGCCACTGCTGATCTGCGCTTGTCAGTCCTCCTTGACGCCCACGACAGCGCCGCCGGCTGTACAGTGCCTGCCACCGCCGCCACCGGCGGCCTGGTTCATGGAGCCCCGCGAGCCCGACTTGACCCGGCGCATGCTCAACGAATTGTCGGCATCACCGATGCCGGCGACCGGGGACTGATCGCCCTGCAGGCCTGTCAGGCCTATGTCAGGGCGCTGGGCCGCTAAACATTTTGATCCGTTGCGTGCCTTGCAAGCGCGTATCGCTCGTGTACGGTAAGACCTCCGCCAGCCCGATCAGGAGAGGACCGTGAACGAAATCACCCAGCTTGCCGCTGAACTTGGCAGGCGCTTGCAGGTTCTGAATACCCACGTCACCACCGCCGAATCCTGCACCGGTGGCGGGATTGCCGAGGCCATCACCCGCATTCCGGGGAGTTCGGCCTGGTTCGAGGCGGGTTATGTGACCTACTCCAATCGGCAGAAGACCCAGCAACTGGGGGTGCCGGAAGCGCTGTTCGCTTCCGTCGGCGCGGTCAGCCGCGAGGTGGTCGAGGCGATGGTGCGGGGCGCGCAGGGCAAAAGCAGGGCGCGTTTTGCCGTGGCGGTCAGCGGTGTGGCCGGTCCGGACGGCGGCTCGCCGCAGAAGCCGGTGGGCACCGTATGGCTGGCCTGGGGCGTCGGAGAGGTGGTAACGGCCGAGTGCCGGCACTTTCCCGGGAATCGGGACGAAGTCCGCCGACAAACGGTGAAGGCCGCGCTAGAGGGCTTGCTGCAACATGCCGCGGCAGAAATCTCAAAACAGGGGTAGGCGATCCACGAACGCTGTGGAATAATACTGGCTACTTATACAGGTGTTGGCCGTCAGGCCTTATTGATTACGTGAGGACTTTAATGGACGACAACAAGAAGAAAGCCTTGGCTGCGGCCCTGGGTCAG